GTAACATGACCTCACCACTATTATACACCCCCTCAGATTTTTCTACCAATTTTAGACCATGTCAAACAACCCTAAACCATACCCTAACAAAAAGTTACTGGTAATGGAATAGCCCTAACCTAAACATGTCTAACATAGTCTAACATAGTCTAACATACTATCCCTAGTTCTTCTAAGGAGTAGGACGAGGAGGAGTAGGACCACTGTTACCCCTATTAAAGTAAGCTTAAACATACTGTAGTATAAGTTATAGTAATAGTTCAAGGGTCCTATCCATGATGTAACTTTAGAAATTCAGGAACCCTCTCTGCTCTGGTTCCCTGTGTCCTAAGTTGAGATGGTTCATAAACTTATCTAGCTCCATCTCTAGTAATTCATCCTTACGTATCTGTATCTGGTTGTCTGCATCAGCAGCCATCTGGTCTACCCAGTACTGACAAGCCATAGCTAGTACATCAAGTCTATCATCATGCGCTAGGGCACCACGTTGTTTGGTAATCCTAGTCATCTGATAGGTAAGCATGTACTTCACACCCTTCTCAGGAGGCATATTCTGTACGCTATCGTAGTCCTTCTGTACCACCTTAGGGTCTATCACTAGCCTATGCTGGTTCATAATAGGCTCTAGGGTATCTATGATACGCTGTTCCTTCTGTGTATTATGTCTAACCTCTTCCATAGTGCATGGGTATGTCTTAGTCATGTATGGCTTTAGTAGCTCAGTGAACATACCATCACCAAAGTTACTCTCAATGAGTACTAGGTTGACACTGTGTACCTTGGCTAGGTCTGTGAGGTGCTGTAGTGTGGTAGCAGAATAGCCACCCTCAATACCTCCAGCGTCTACAACATACAGAAAACCGTTTAACATCTTAACAATTGCGTATGCTGTCTCGTCACTACCTCTACCAGAAGGGTCAATAGCAAGTACAGAGCCTGTATACTTAGCCCTACCTACTGTATCCTCTGGTGCATAGAACTTATCACCACTTAAACCTACGTTAGGCAGGTCTGACATGGGCTTCATAATGCCATACACCATCTTCTCTGGTGCTGTATCCTTGTCACAGGACATTATCATCAGGTCTGACAGTTTGAGTGGGTACTTGTTTGCATCAGATAGAGAAGTGTCTAGCATGAACTGTAGGGCAAAGCCACTCCGTCCATAACTTAGTTCACGTTCTATGAGGTCTTCGTCGTCAAACCTCCTATCGTCCGTAGGAAGGCCGTACACAGCCTCCTGCTTCTCTACTAGGGTATCATGCAGGAAGGGTGCTAGACGCCCTCCGTAGGCCTTCTCAGCGCGTTCTAGGCTAGGATAACGAGCAGGCCATACCCTCATCTGGTATCCACGTGTTAAAAGCGTGTTATACAGGCTCATCTCGTTCTGTGGAGTACCGAGGTAAATAATCTTACCCTCTGGCTTAAGCACAGCGTCAAACTCTTTGACACTCTCTGCCAGTCTCTCACGCATCATATGCGTCATACTATTGTTAGGAACTTCTACGTCATCAGCAATGATAACATCAGCACGAGAACCAGTAAGCTGTCCAGTAACACCCACTGACTTTACAGAGGGACTACCAGATGCCCTAGCAGGTGCAACGTCAAAAGCTATCTTAGACCACCTCTGACCATCCTTAGCAACCAGATGCTTGCATATAGGTAGTTCTGTAATGATGCGCTGGGTAAATGTAGAGAAGTCATCAGCCCTAGCCTTGGATGCTGAGACCACCATGAACTTCTTATCAGGGTCTAGGAGTAGCTGGTGTACTACATAGGCAGCAGTAATGTAAGACTTACCTACACCACGAAAGGCTTCTATGATACAACGCTTGGGAGAGTTCTGTAGATAGTGTGCAATGTCGTACTGTACTGGAGTTGGCTCTGGTAAGCCTAAGTGTTGCCATACTAGGTACGTAAAGTTCCTAAAGTCTCTCAGAGCCTCAGGGACGGCCTGCTTCTTCTTCATGGGTAATACCTACCTTTAAAGTGGAGATGCCCCCTCAGAGGCGCTTAAAACGCTTTTAAACGGTATTCTAGTCGTCATACATAATATCTATAGGATGATCGTGTGCATCAGAGGCCTTTGCCCATACTGCATTAATAGGTGCTACGTTAAACTCAAAGGTAGTGTCACCTATTTTATTACCAGTAACTGCACCCTCGATCTTAAAGCCTGTAGCAGTAGTAGGAGCAGTTGTATTAGTACCAAACCCTATCTCAATCTCGTGAGCATCGTGGTGGTTCTGTATAACTAGGTAGGTACGTTGGACATTTTCATCCAGTATTTTAGTCCAGTTACCACCTGTTAGTGTCTTCTGCTCAGTTCTTAGTGTAGCATTAAAGGCTTCTCTCACTGTACCTGCTCCGCAATATTAAAGGGTAGAGACTCTAGAAGACCAGCCATAGGGCTTTCTGCTGTGACTACATCGAGAGATGCACCATTATCTTTTAGAAATTTAACAGCAACTGACAGTTCACTAGCCGTTGCCTCACCACTCTGTACACGAGCAAGTAATTCATTAGTAACAGCCTCGTGCAGTACATCTATAAGTTTATGTTCTGTCATGCTTTCTTCTTCTTATACTTGTCAGTATTAGGTTTCTTCTTAGGAAAGCCTGCCTGCATATTAGCATATGCCTTAGGAGTAATTGTAGATTTACTCTTTGGACGACTAGTCCCTGCTTTCTTACGCTTGTTTATATTTTCGTATAGGCTCATGTTTTACACCAGTTCAAAATGTGGGGCATCTATAAATGGACGCTTACCCTGTTCTCGTCTTGTAGCAACGTAGGACTGCATAGCCTCTTCCATTGTACTACTCCAGTCTCGAATGTCAGGAACTGTCCAGGCACCGCCCCAACGTAGTGGAACGTCTAAGTCAATAGCAGCCTGTTTCATAGCATCTGCAATATCATCGTACAGGTTTAGTTCCCACGAACCACGGGAACCTATGTATGCCATTAAGTCTACTGCTCTGCCGTCAAGATGTTTGGACTTCATAGTCTGTGAGGCACCTGAAGCTACTAGAGCCTCCTGTTCCTCCCATGTACGTAGTCCACAAATAACGCCAAAGTCAATCTTAGTTAAGTGTATAGCTCTTAGAACAACTATCTTTAGTTTTTCATCTACACCCTCTAAGTTTTTAAGACTACGCTTGGACAGTTCAAAACTCATTTTGTTTTTCCTTTTAGCTTTTCTACAGTACGAAGGCCACCAAGACCAAGCATACCTAACAATACTGTCATTAGACTATCCATGTCAAACACTGGTAAGTCTGGTACTGGTACTCCTGCATAGGAAAAGCCAAAGATTGTAATAGGTGCTAAGACAAAATGCCACAGCATTGCGAAGGATAGTCCCCAACCAAGAAAGGGACGCCACCCTGCAACAAATATATTACGATGCTGTGCCTCTGCCTTGTTTATTTCAAGCTGGCCCATAGCTGCCTCGTGAGCCTGTTTAGTGGCTAGCGTTGCTATCTCATGGGCAAGGGCGTTCTTCTGATCTTTATCTTCTATGAATTTATCTAGTAGTCCTGTTACTGGACCTATTAATGCCTGGATCATAAACCTTTTCTCTCATTCGCTACAGGAATATGTTTACCATTGTGAATGTGTAACTGGTGATCCATCTCCTTGCGTAGTTGAGCTACGGTTGAGGACAACTCTGCCATAGCTATATGGTCACGTCTTAAGTTCTCAGGACTATTCATTTTTGCAAGTATATCAAGACGTTGTTGGATTATGCTACTCTGATTTTCTAAGACATCTATACGCTTGTCGTTGTGTTTTAGGGTTGCATGAATTTCAGAAATTGATTCCTGTAAGTCTTTGATCCTCATCTTTGCTACAGCAGCGCCGCCAAATATACTAGCGGCGACGCCGAGCAGTGTGACAATCAGACGTATATCAATCGCCCCGTCCATTCCGCATCTCCTTCACAGTCTGCCAGATACGCAGCGACAACCAGATGATAGATAACAATGCTGAGATAGCGGGTAAAATCTCCATAAATGCGCCTACCGATATACCTAGTGCAGACCAGTCGAAGATACGGGTATCATTCATTTTTCTTTCCTTAGTAGCAGGGCAATAGCACAAAGCACAAGCCCTGCAATAAGTAGTTCAGCAGTGGTGAACATGTGAACGCCGGGTGGCATTACAACGCTCCTATGATAAACGCTAGTAGTTCAGGATAACGAACACCCAATCGTGTGCGTTCAACTGCGCCTGCTGGTGCTTCTTCTGCTGTTTCGTAAATACGTTTTACCGTACGTTCTGGTTGAGCTTCAGTTATTACGCTACCGTCTTCGTCTAGCTCTTCAGCTACTGCGGGAATAACTTCATCTGCTTCCCACAATGTAGAGCTTATGAACATTGCATAGCGACCAGCGTCTAAACCTTCAGCTTCAAACGCAGCTTGTAGATCTTGTGCAATTACACCAACGTGAATACGAGCATCGTCGCCTTTCTCAGCTACTGCATCAATCCAGCGAAACTTGCGGATCAGACCTTTAGCGGCTGTAGCAACGCGCTTTTCAGCTTCAGACAATTCTTCAATGTCTTGCTTTTCGTTTTGGTCTGAAGTTTGGATGGTTGCGTTAGTAGCATATACGTCATCCCACCTATAGCCGCCACTTCCTAAGTCTACAGCATTATCTGCCCATGTACCATTTTTTCGCGGTTGTACGGAAACAGCGCCACCAGCACTAAAACCAATTCCAGCTAAATTAGCACTACCAGCACTTTCAATAAAAAGTCTTCCACCTTCTGTACCTATATATCCTTTTGTGCTGTTGCCTTGACGCGCATCAACGAGAACGCCGTCACTAGTACCACGGTTGATATACAAAACTGTTCCGCCATCTCTGGCCATTTCAACGCTTCCACCAGTATCACCTCTGGCGGCAAAACCATAATTACCTACACCTGTGTCAGTCTTACCCACCAGCAAGTTACCGCTGCTGTCGATACGCATGGCTTCTGAGCCATCAACATCAAAGCGCAAAAAACTGTCAGCCGCTACGTTTCCAGTATCAGCAGAGATGGCAAGTCCAGTGTTAGTCGGTGTAAATATCCTATGGTATAGACCAGAAACATCTGCGTCTGTTAGCCTAATTGCAGGTTGTGCTGTATCACCTGACAACTCAAGCAAATCACTAGGCGAACTTGTACCTATGCCAACATTATTACTCGCATCCATGGTGATCGCAGCAGTGCTACTCGATGGGTGATTAAGGCTAACAGCTTCGACTACGGCGCTCGTGCTATCCGTAGCTAGGCCAGTGGTTCCGTTGATTGTTACGGTCATTTATTCGGCCTCCGCTATGGTTAGTTGCCCATCAGCCACGGCTTGCATTATGGCTGCGTAGTGGCGGTTGGATGGGTTAAGGGGTACGGACATTTGGATGCCGTCAATGACTGCTGCGATGCTGTCATTTTGTCCCTCAAACAAAACATACTGAGCCGAAGTAATATTCATTTCATTCATCGTCATAGCTCCGCATCAAAATCTACATAACCTGCTGAATTGTTGTCGCTCCTGATGTAATAAGGTCTATAAGTTACAATACCTGTACCAGAAGAACTATATTGAACGTAAGCGATCTGAGTGCTGCTTATTGCAGTCGATAACGATGCTGAGGCTATAGGTACAGCGGAATTTACCGCATCAGAACTTTCTATAGAATTAATAGACAGGGTTGGTTGTGCGCGCATATCTGTTCTTAAATTAGTAAGTGCTCCAATGAAATTTGAAGCTAATCCAAAAGCCGATGTCGCAGATATATCAAAGTTACCGTCCCCACCAAACCTTTGGAAATAACGATAGCACCTCTGAAGCGTTGTTCCGTAGTCTTCGTGCTGAAAAGCCGTGGCCTGCGAGCCAACCTCTAGCTGGACGCCTGTGATTTGCCAATAGTTACTGGTAGCATCAGCAAGATTTACAGTTTGTCCAACATAACGGTTAGCATCTACAAGCGATTCCCATGCGGTTGCGGCAGTTCCAGATGTATATGAAGAGCCAGCACCAAGAACAAATGAAACACGCAATCCTGCACCGCTGTTATTATCAATTACACCAGTGGTATCAGACGCAACCAATATTGTTTTATATTCCCAAGTATCAGCCACATCTATTGTGTAACTAGTAGTTAATTGCCTTCCATCGTCGTCTTGATAAAACCAAACAATGTAAGTTCCGGTTTTATTAGATTTTACCCAAAATGAAAGCGTCATTTGTTTTGCGTCGGACGTGCCATAAGCAAGTTGTTGCAAGTTTTGAGCTTCAATAAATTGACTGTATTTTACTTCGTCTGTAGCTGCTGGAGATGCGTCAGCAGTGGTGCATAGTATTTTGGCGCTATTGGAAAACCCGGATGGTCCTGAAGCTTCTTGAGAAGCCGTCCACGTTCCCATATTTCCTATTTCAAATTTCCAGCGATCAACTGTAGGATAACTACTACTTGTTATACCTGTCACTGAGCTTGATCTTTGTGCCACTTGCATCGCCGAATTAATCAGCAGGTTCCTCGAACCCCCGATCTGCCCACCGTTTATCGACGCGATGCCAGAGACATCCTTACCATTAAAGGACGCCGTGCCTCCGCTATCCAGTGTAATAGACGCAGAGCCACTACTGGCGTGCTGAAGGTTAGTGACCTTTAATGTAGACATGATTACTCTCCAAGAAGAGTGGCTAGATCAAGAGCCTTGAGTTCATCAGGTGTAGTAGCTGCTTCGATGCGAGCGTCACTTGTAATGTCACGCAGTACTTGCTTTTCCGCAGCAATCTCAGCAGCACCGGAGCCAGCTTCCAACGCCTTCATATAAGCTACATCGAGGTCAGCTAATCTAGGTGCACGTTCGATGCGTAGGTTATCTTTATGGATTGCTTTGGCAGCAGCCATATCTACTTCTACAGCAGCACCGTTAAACTGCCATGCACCACGAAAAGTGCGGTCTTGTGGAACGGTAAGAGATGATGCATCGCGTACATCACCATTGATATTAATATAAGTTGTCATTGAACAACCCTCCATGCATTTCTAAAACTACGGTCAGATGGGATTAACTCTACAGGCACAATCTTCAGGATCGTTCTGTTGCCTTGATAGTCCCGCCATACAGCAGGGTCTATGTCTTTCATTACCAGATACTCGATGGCTTCTTCCTCCGTCATAGCATCTATAGGTTCAGCGTAGGGGTGTTCCTTTGGTTGACCGTCAGGTACATCTCTGTCACGCTGGTAGGTGTCAATAGGTGGTAAAATGCCACCAGCCAATGCACACGCCATCCAGTTTGGATCAGGGACTAGTACCTTAGCTGGTTCGTCTGGTGTAGCTGGATCTTCAAACAAGACACGATACTTGCTCTGCACTGGCTCTAGCCGTGACTTAGCTTCTGCTAGACGATCCCAGAGATGCGTCATGCTAGGTCTCCGAACAATGTAAGGTTTATGTCTCCAATGTCTGATGCTGTGCCAACGCCATTTGAGGTAACAAAAATAGTTTGAATAGTTATTGAGCTTGAAGACACGACTGGATAACCATGACTTCTGTGATTCGTTGAAGTAGAGGTAAATCTTAGCTGTGAAGTCGTTAAATGATACGCATAATTAGTATTACTCATGCTGTTTGTATAATTAATGGTATGATTTCCAGTTCCATTATCTGTTACAGAACTAAGATTATTACTTCCATCGATAGTAGGACCACTCGCATGCCAACCGACAATAAAACCCCAAGCCTTCGCAGAGCCATTAATGACATAGCTTGTGCCTACCGTGGTTGTAGAGTCGGAGATGTTGGAGACGGTTAAGGTGCTCATGCTAGGTCTCCGTGGATTGTTTCATTAATGGTATTTACATCTGCTGGATTAGTAGAACCACTATTTGGAAAAACAGCAATGTAGTTTCTGGTTGAAATTAAATCTGCATTATTATTAAAGAAAGCAACCCCCCCATACCCAGCATCAGAGGGCCAAGCTGTTACTGAATAGTCTCCAGAAAATGAATTAGAATAATTTACATTATATTGGCCTGTTCCTAAATCTGTTAAACTAGAAATATTAAGGCTATTACGAACTGCAATAGTGCCAGTACCATTAAAATTAACCCAAGCCGCAGCAACCCCTGAGACTGCACGACTAGCTGTTTCACCTGTGGCTTTTATGTTGGAGACTGTTAAGGTGCTCATGCTAGGTCTCCGTGAAAAACAAGAATACAGTAACCTCTATCAACATTTCCTCCAGACCAATCAACAGTCTCATGCCATCCAGAGCTAGATGTATATGGATTTGATGAACTTGAAGCATCACCCGGATTGGTTCCACCATTACCTGACATTGCTAACAATGCGTAATTAGTTGACGAACTCATGGCAGAAGACAATGAAATTGTAGCATTACCAGTGCCTTGGTCTGTAACGCCACTCACATTATAACTGTCTCGAATAGCCATTGTTCCAGTACCATTCCAATTAGCCCAAGCCTTCGCAGCACTCTGCCCCGTCAGTGCAATAGGTCCAGTGCCAGCAGCGTCGCTGATTGTTGTTGCTCTTATTTCAGACAATGCTCAAGTTCCCCCCTACTGCGACAGTCAACGTCACACCAGACGCAACTGCTAGTGGACCCGTGCAGCAGGCATTTTCAGTTGCTGCTATCGTTGTGCTTGTTGAAAGAGTTTGTGCGTTACTGCGGAACTGCGCTGAGAGAATGTCTCGACTATCCACTGTCGCAAATGTTCCAGCAACGTCTGGTATCGAAATCGAGCGATCCGTGTTCGTGTTCGGAGCTTCGAGCGTTACCGTTCCAGTACCGCTGTCGTTTCCTTTAACTTTTAATATGCTCATTTGTTAGCTCCTACGCCACGGTCCAAGTTGAACCAGATGGAATGGTAATGGTAACACCACTAGCAATACTCATAGGTCCACCTGAGATAGCGTTGTTACCGCTGAGTATCTCATAGTCTTCACTAGCTGTATTAGCGTGCTGCCATAATGGATCAGTCGTAGCCGAGCCACCACCTAGTGGTCCCCACTCAGTACCTGTCCATGCCTCGTACTTACCATCTGTAGTATTAAAC